ATCGCCTCTGCCGATTTGGTTAGTTCCCCGGCATCCAACGAAAGATTCAAGGATTTTGCCACCAGCGAATCGGAGATGCTTGTGTTTGCGGTTGGGACAAAGCTCCGATGTTGGGAGGGCTATAAGCCAGCCAAGGGAGTTGAGCCTTTTGCCCCCGGTTCATGTGTTCAGGCTGAATCAAAAGAAGATTTGGGCTACAATGCGGGAGGCCAAAGTGTCCCCGCCGATATTAAACAAGCAGTTGTCGAGAGTGACCCAATACTTGACAATAAAGGAAAATCTACAATGGACGAACAATATAAGTCAGACATGGACAAGATTAACAAGAGACTTGAAGCTCTCGAGGCTGTCATGGCTCCCAAAGACGAAACCAAAAAAGAAGAAGCTCCTGTGGCTCCTGTTGCTCCCGAAGCTCCTGTTGAGGAGAAAAAGGACGAAACCAAAATGAGCGAACTTGTGAAACAAGCCCTCGTTGAATTTGGTATCAAGCCCCTTCCCGCCAGCCCTGTGGTTGAGGAAAAGGTCGAAGCCAAAGTTGAGCCCAAAACTTTTGAAGCCCTTGTGTCGGCTCACCCCGACTATGCGACTTCAAAGCTCTCGGCTATGAAGGCCGTGATGCTCTCCAACCCCAACGAATATGCCGAGGCGTTGAGCCGGGGCATCAGCAAAATCTAACCCAAGGATAACAAACAATGAGTTCACAAATTGACGGACATTTCCGTACCTTCACCTTCGCTTCGGCGATCTCGGCATTCCGCTTGGTTCAGGCCGACACTACGGCTGGACAGGCTGTTGTTGCCGTTACCGGGACGACTAGGGCCATCGGCGTAGTGCAACAGGATGTTGCCGCTGGTGATTCTGGCACGGTCAAACTATTCCACCCCACCTTCTTCGCAACCGTGTCTGGCACGGCGGCGGCTGGTGATGTGCTGAAATTCGACAACGCTGGTCAGGTAAGCACGCTGGCGGCCAATATCGGCACGGCTGGCATCGCTCTGGAAGCGGCTACGGCAACTTCGGCGGTTATTGAAATCGCTGTCCCGCTGTATTAATCAATCGAAACAATAACCAAGAAAGAATAAAATAATATGTCATTTGTAAATGGTGGAACGACTATCCGGGCTGACATCAACCAAGCGTTGATCGAAGGCCCTAGCGACATCGGCTTGATCGGTGCGGAAGCTCTCCCTCTGCTCAATGTCCCTGCCAAAAGCGGAATTTATCTCAAGGCGACTCTCGCTGGTGCTGATCTGCGTAATGCGGACGCTCTCAAGCGTGATATCTCCTCGGAATATGCGGCGATCACTCGCTCCTACAATTCGGCGACCTATGCCACTCAGGAATATGGTTTGACCGAATATCTGGACGATAGCTTCAAGTCCGACATGAACAGGTTCTTCTCGATCGAGTCTTCCTCGGCGAAGTTCTTGCTCCGTCAGTTGAAGCTCTCCCACGAGAAGCGGGTTTCCGATCTCCTCTGGGCTGGCTCGACTCCATTCACCACGGCGGATCAAAGCCCTTCGGTCAATTACACCGAAGCTCTCTTGACCACCATCAACGCCCCTGCGGACGTTGCGGCGGCCAAGCTCGCCTTGAACAAACTCGGATATGAGGCCAATGCGGTTCTCATGTCTGCCAATGTGTTCGAGCGTATTCGCCGTTCCACCCTCCTCCAGAATATGTTCTTCGGAGTTATCTCCGATGTCGGCCCTCGGTTGCTGTCCGAACAGCAAGTGGCCGCTGGTTTGGGAGTGGAGAAGGTTCTGATTGGTCGTGCGGCTCGCAACACCGCCAACAAGAACACCGCCTATAGCGGATCGTTCATCATCCCCGACACCAAGATCATCGTTGCCAACTTGCAGGGTGGTGAGTTCACCGCTGGCGGAGTTGGTCGTACTCTTGTGTGGGCCGATGACGCTCCGGGTGGTTTCATCTCCGAAACCTACCGTGATGACGCTCGCCGTTCCAATGTTCTGCGTGTTCGCATGAACACCGCCGAAGTTGTGATTGATGCGAACGCCGCCGTGCGTATCACCACGAACTACGTCTAAACTCTCGGTTCTGGTTCTGGTTCCTCCGAAGAAGGGGGGTCGGGTGAATAACTCGACCTCCCTTTTTCTTTCTATTGACATCCTAAAGTAAGAACAAATCCTAACTGAAATCCTCTTGCATGAAGCACGACCTATCCATATACCTAATAGCTGGTAATGAAGAAGCCTACATTGAGCGTTGCCTTAAATCGTTTGCCCCGGTCGCAAAAGAGATGGTTGTTTGTATTGCTAGGGGGTCAGCTACGCCAGACAAAACCGAAGAGATCGCATTGGCTTTCGGTGCTAGAGTCATTCATTATAAGAACAAAAAGACTGATTGGCCTTTCATAGATAACTTCGCAGAAGCCCGAAATTTGGCTCTACAAGCCTGTTCTTGCGAGTTTCAGGCGTGGGTAGATGCAGATGATGTAATGGCCGATGATGGGGTCGCCACGGCTGAATATGCGATAGATCAGTTGATTCAAAGAGATGGTCATTTGGTTGCATTGAAGTATTGGGTCGAGAACGCCGCCCTTTGCCCATTGAGGGAAGAAATTTCTAGGAAGGGAACTTGTGAGTGGCGCAATCGAGTTCACGAAACATTGGTTGCTAAAGAGCCAAGCAAGATGTTTGGCCTTGATAAGATTTGGAGAATCCACAAGCCCCATGGCTACAAAAAGGCTAGTGCCGATAGGAACTTTAAGATTCTTGAAGACGAACTAAAAGGAACGCCACACGCTCTATACTATCAGCAACAAGAGTATTTTTTGTCTGGGCAACACGCAAAGGCGATTGAGTCTGGTAAGAGGGCGTTGGCATTTCCAGATTTGGATGAGACACTAAAATATGATGTTCTGCTTAATCTTGGCAGATGCCACCCGGAGGAGTCCGAAAGGTTAAAGTATTTGGGGCAAGCCATTACTTGCCAACCCGAAAGAAGGGAAGCTCATTACTATTCTGCATTGTTATATGCCTCTAAGGGACAATGGGTTAAGGCATGGGGATCGGCTCGCTCTGCAATCTCTTTGCCTCGCCCAACTACTCACTATTGGAATTTACAAGAGCCTGTTTATAGATGGCAAACCTTAGACATTTATAGGACGGCATCGATGTGCGTGGGTAATACCGCAGAGATAGAGAATGCAAACAAGGCATGGGCAAATCCCCCTAAGATTACATTGGTTCACGCCACTAGAGGCAGGGCAAATGTAGCATATCAGCGAAGGTTTCAATGGCTTTCATTGGCTCAAGACCCATTGGCGATTGAATGGCTTTTCATGGTCGATCACGATGACCCAGAAAACTACACGCCCCACGGAGCTATTAAGTGCAATCCCGGCGGGATCATCAACGCTTGGAACGAAGGAGCAAAAAGGGCTAGGAGCGAAGTTATTATTCAAATGAGCGATGATTGGAGTCCCCCTCGGAATTGGGATGCCCTAATTTTGAACGCTATTGGGGACACAAAGGCCGAGAAAGTGCTGGCAGTATCAGATGGGCATAGGCAAGATAAACTCCTTTGTATGGCGATCCTGACGCAATCTAGGCTTAAAAGGCAGGGTTATCTATTCCATCCTAGCTATCAAGAGTCGGACGGCATCTATTCGGACAATGAATTTACCCAACGAGCCTATGATGATGGTGTGGTTATTGAGGCGAAAAACATTGTTCTAACCCATGAAAACCCTATGTTCACCGGGAGCAAGCAAGACGAGCATTTTAGAAATCACAATAAACCAGAGCATTATGAAAAGGGAAAGGCAATCTATGAAAAACGTAAAGCAGAAAATTGGAACTAGAAAAGCCAAGCCAAGCGATTCCATAAGCCTTGGGGTGGTTGAAATTGGAAAAGCTCGCAAAGCTCCTAATATGGTCGAGATTGATGTTACCTATGACGATATGGCTGAAAAGAATCTATACAAGACTGGAATGAGAGCATTAAAGCACGACAAAAAAGCCGTGATTTCTTATGTAATTATGAAGGCTTTAGAGGAGATTGCAAGGTGCAAGAAGTAACCATAAACGATCCATTTGGGCAAGCCTTGGCAAAATATAGCAAAGGCAAGAAGATTGGCCTAGAGATTGGAGGTGGAACCGGGGACGGCTCTACTCAATGTATTCATACCGAAAAGCTATTCAGCATTGAG